TTACATTGTACATCAGTGAGATCAGGCCTGTGGCTATAGTATGGCCACCTATTTCCGCAACCGGGTCGCCACTCCATATACCATCCGCACCTACAAATACTAGTCCTATATCATTGATTGCAATCATGACTACAGAGCCGTCTGTAGTATCTAATGGATCAGGTCCTACAGGTGAATCATCGACGGATGGATTACCATCAAATCTTAAGCCTATGAAATTGCTTGCCGCCCCACTAGAAGATTTCAATCCTACCGTATGAGCATTACTGAGTCCACCGCCTATGACAAATTCTGCATATCGGTAGCCACCTGGCCACGGAGTCTCATTGAATACTATGCCACTACCATCTGTAGAAGTAACTAAGAAGTTACCTGCAGTAAATGCAAATGCGCCACCGCCTGTAGATGAGAATACATCCCAAGGCGTAGGAGTTACTATAGAAATATCTTCAGAGTGAGGTGTAAATGTGATAGGCCACGGATCCGACTCTATTTCTATATCTGCTTCAACCACATAGAGATTACCCTGTTGCGAAGATAATCTTACAGATCCTGGAATGAATGTACAACGATGACGAGTCAGATAGGCCTTGTCCATGAACAAGTCCATATAGAATGGTTCGCCGCCTACACTATTCCAATATCGGTATGCGAAGAAGAAGTCTATGTAGTCGTCTGGCTTACAATTCCATTTCAATGAGCCTATGCGAGTAGCATTGAAGTAGCTACGACGTGTTTTAGGCACATTGCTAGAGTGCTGAACGGCCAGTGATTCTGGGCCATACTTGATAGTATAGCCAGATTTATCTGGAGGTAACTGAAATATACCAGCTGTCCATCCAGTTGGCCAGTCATTTACTTCTGTGTCAATAGGTGTAGCCATAACTTGCATTGAGCAAGTGAATGTATAGCCGTCTATTGAATCCAAAGAAAATGTATCTGGCACTATTGTAGCATTGAACTCCAATACTGCGGAGTCTACAATCACCAAATCTATCTGGATAGGTATTACATCGTCGGCAATGTTCTGTCTTACAAATCGCACTAGATACTCATATTCCAGAGCATCAAGCACAAATGTAATCGACACTAGTCTAGACTTACCACCTATGAAGTCCAAACGTTGACGCGGCATTCCACCAGGCAATGACTGATGCAGTAATTGCGCTGGTTCAGCGAATGTGTAACTCGCTGAAATTGGACTTAATTCAAGTCTAGCCACGATTACGCTGACTTCTCAAATTGCGAGATAACGATTTGGATGTACGAGAGTTAGGATTGTCCATGTCAGCCGCTACAATAGCTGGAGCCTTTGCAGCTACAACAGATTCAGCCTCATCTCTAGCAATGATGCGAATCTGACTTGGAGACATCTGATCAACCACGAAATTCTTAGACGTGCCGTAATTCTGTATCTCTACAGTAACTCCACCGCCATTGCCGCCAATAGTCTGGCCACGATTCATAGCCTCAAGTGTCTGACGATTCTTGGCGGTGGCAGAGCGATTCACCACAAACTCTTGACCGTGAGCAACGCCTGCAATTTGTGTAGCTGCGCCATCGCCAGTATATCCACCAACCATGAAGCCTTTGGTTGATACAATGGATTGAACATTGGCAAAGGCTGCTGCACCTATTGCAGTAGCTACTGCATAACTCAGTGGCGGTGGGATTGTAGCCAGAGCTTTGTTGATTGCAAGGTATGCATCGATTGTAGCTTGTGCTACCGCTGCAGCCTTACCTATGGCAGCTAACTTGCTATTGCTAGACTTTTGCAATGAGGCTAAATTGCCATAGAATTCAGACGAACCACGCAACCGCAATTGATCGTATTGCAGTTGTGCATTCAGTTTGGCTTGCCAGGCAGTCTCTTCGTTGATTACATCCAGAGCTCTGAGGCCATTGATATAGGCAAAGTAATCTTCCATGGCACGCTTCTGAGCGTCCAAGTATTGATTACCACCTTGCATGTTTGGGTCTTTACTGACTACATAGTCAGTAATCTGAGTATCAGTAACTCCTGATGTAGGATCCGCACGCAATTTGCGAATCGCTTCCATCATCACAATCTGTTCACGGTACTTGTCAACTGTGCCAGCTACTATTTGATTCTCAGCAGCGGTTATCTCACGCAGTCTATCAGTACGCGTTACCTGTTCAAGAATCAGGTCTCGCTTCTCTTTGCTCAGAGTTATACCATGCGATTCGTACTGTTGCAGAATACTAGAGTATTCTGTCTGAATGCGTAAGTCATCTGTACGCATTCCAGCAAGACGCTCGTTGGTATCAAGGCTGTTCTGAATATCTTCACGAACCTTGATCTCCTTAAGAGCCAGTTCTATGAATTGCTCAGTAGCCTTGTTCTCATCTTCGATAACCTTCCTCTGCATCTTGTGGAACTGCTCAATGCCTGGCTGCTTATCGAGCAACGCGCCTTGAGCCTTTGTGAATTCCTCAAGATTAAGCCGACCAGCTTTATACAGTTTGGTCAGATTATCCCACTCAGTGAAGAAGTTTCTGTCGAATCCACCTGCTTGAGCAAGTGTGCCCATAAGAGGATCCTTCGGACCCTTCTTATTGGATGGCTGAATGATATCTTTGAGATTCTTGTCTCGCGAACCAAGCACAACGCCAGTCTTAGCATACTGGCGAAGACCTTCTACCTTAGACGCATCTGTCTTAAAGTCTTTACTTGTCAATATAGAGTTTAAGTCAGTGAGAGTCTTTGTATTCAGATTTTCTGCTTTGAATAGGTTGTCCAACCCATTCAGATTGTTCAGACCTTTGAACTGTTGCAACAGCGGTATGAGTTGGTTGAACTTCAGAAGCTCTTGCTCTTTAGCCTTTTGCTGCTGCTGAAACTGTGCCAACTCATTCTGAGTACGAGTACGATTCAGATCATTCTGTGATGGAGCTAGTTGACGACCTGCATATACACCCGCAGCTCCACCAGCTGCGGCACCAATAGCCATGCCTACTGGACCTGCAACTGCACCGGCAGCCGCACCGAATGCGGCTCCTAATACAGCTCCAACTTTCGGGGCATTATTGATGGCCCATGTCATGAGCTCGATCAACTTGCCAAATGTGTTGACTGCAATATCCACAAATCGGCTGAACGAATCGAAGCCATTACGAATGTCATCTGCAGTCAGCTTAGAGATGAACTCAGTGAATCGATCTGCAAGTGATTTGATCAGTTCAGTGAATCGAGCAATCAAGTATGGATCACTGAGCTTTTCACGAAGTGCATCGAACACATTGACTATGGATTGGCCCGCGCCAGAATCCAGAATTGACTTGACAAAGTCAACCCAAGTGTTGGTCAACCGATTGACTGCAGCAGAGACACTCTGTGAAGCTTTCTCAGACGAGTCACCGAATGTGCGAATCAACTCATCGCCGAATCCTGCAAGGAACTTGGCAGAGTTGACTGTACCTTTGCGGATGGCTGCTTCTAAGAGTTCGGGAGTTGTGTTGAATGCACGAGCCGCAATATTCAGTGCACCTGGAAGCTTTTCACCTAATTGCCGGCGAAGTTCTTCCATTGACACAACGCCCTTAGATGCAATCTGCGTTACCGCATAGAACATCAGTTGGACGTCAGAATTGCTGGAGTGCAATGTACGCGCAGCCATCGAAACGCCGAGAAATGCCTTCTCAGCAATCTTCATTCGATCTGCACCTTCAGGCAATGACGCAACTAACTTGGCATAGTTGTTGGTCAGAGAATCGAACTGAAGGCCTAGCTTGTCTGCAGTCTTGCGTAAGAAGTCGTAGGCATTGGCTGCTTCTGTAGACGACTTACTTGTGACAGACATGATTGCGTTGAACCCCTGGAGTTTATCCAGTTCACGCAATATGGAGGCAAAGACGAACTCAAATCCGGCACCGAGCAGCTTCAGACCAGTTAAAGCTGTATCGATTGATTTGGAGAGAATGTTGAAGGCCGCGTCAACATTCTTCAGCATACGGGATCCAAAGCCTTCACCAGCTCTGGATGCATTGTTTGTGGCTGCGGTCAGTTGATTGAACTGACCGCGAGCACTGGCAATCGAGGCCGCAAGTTGATTAAACGCGCCTACTGCTTGGGACGTTTGTGCGTTTACTTGCAGATTCGTGGCCATCGCTTACCAACTCTATGTAGTGGACATCCATTGTGCCTATAAGTTCTATGAAGATCTCAAGGCCTATGGATGGTGGTCCGAACAACTCCAGATAAATCTTGATCTCTGAGAGTTGGATTGGATTGGGTCCAAACCCGAAGGTACGTCTAGATGCAAGGCAGTTATACGCTGTAACTATCTCCTGACAAATGGCGTCTAACTTGGGTTGACTTAGAAGTGCGGGCGGGGTATTTCCTGTAGCTTCTTCTATCTTTTGAAGCTTTTCAAGATGCTTACCCCACTCGTGGTTCCAAGCTACCCAATCCTTTAGGACTTTCCCACTTCTTCGACCTCAGTCGACTTGAAGTTGGACATGGCCATTGCGAACTCCGAAACGAAATCGCGGAATTCCGGATCTCGCATCAGTGCTGCATATGCCAGTTGCGGAGTATACTTGACTTCTTGCTTTTCAGCATCGATCACGTTGCTCCAGCCGAGCAGTACGCCTTCGGACATCGCACGTGCCACGATCTCCTTGTTCTTGTCAGGATCGATCGTACCATCCGCAATCTTTCGACGGTGTGGCAGTTGGTAACGAGCGAGTGCACGTTGGAACTTGGAGTTGGAGATGTGGGCAATCAGGAACTTGGAACCCTGATATTCTTCCCACACTCCAGCATCCAAAGCAGACAGGTCAGCATCAATTTGAAACATTTGTTTTAGGCCGGATTGGCAAGTAAGTGGCAAACACGATCGGTCGTGCCGTCGTAAAGCCCGCGCCATTGAGATGCGAACATCACGTCGGAGTTCCGACCACCTGCAACGACCTCACCTGTCTCGAACTTGCAACGTGGCAACGTCACTGTGTACGTATTGCCAGCATCGTCAGTCAAATCGAAGCTGAAGTCGAACTCTGTACCTTGCACGAACTTGGTGTAGTTCGAGCCTTCGTTGAAGTAGAACTCCATTTCACCGGTCACTTCGAGAGTGCCCAGCTTCATGTCACGTGCAGCCAACGATCCGATACACTGGATCGCACGCACGTTGTTCTTGAACTGCAACGAGAGCTTGCTGATGCAACCGGTGTATGGCACACCGTCGATCGAGAAGTTCTGAATGTTGGTAACCGCATTCATCGGCGTCGTGGTCGACACAGCCGGGAATGTTGCACCTGCAAGTTGCGATGTCACCACACCGAGCGTCGGATCCAGGCCAAAGCTGGTGATCGTGAATGCACCCTTGACGATGGAGCCGATCTCCATCTGAAGTGACATGCCTTCGAATGCGCAGCCACGATAGTTGTGGAACTGCTGTGGCGTCATATCCTGGAAGTGCTTCTGCACCGTCCATGGACGCAGGTAGATGCCGTTCTCCAGCTCCTCGCTGCCGCCCGTGACTGGCATCCAGTGGCTGCAAAAGATCGAAGCCAGGAATTCCTTGAACGTGCCGTAAGACAGTTCGAAATTGATGTCACCACCTCCGCTGGCAGAGGTTTGCACCAGATCTGTCTCGACACGGTCTGGACGGAGCTCTTCGCTCTGGGTGTTCTCGATGTTGTAGTTGATCGATTCGCCGGTGTAGCGGATCTGTTGCAGGGGTGTGCCAGCCGCACCACCTGTCAACGTGGCATTTGCCCACGCCGTATTGGTACCAGCTTCAGTTGTGGCAAGTGCATTGCCTCCAGTGCCACCCGTCTTGGCGCGAACCATCAGAG